TAATACACATTCAATCGGATCATTTATTAAGTCAATATCTGCAGTCATGAACCGTGATACTGCTTTATCGTATACTCGATTCATTATTCGTTCCCGTCAAGTATTGCAATTGCCGTTTCAATCGCGCGTGTCGCGGTCGTTCGTCCGATACCGTCCAGCTTGACAAGTTCCGATTTGTCCGCACGTGATACGCTTTCCAGCGTTTTGTACCCCGCTTCTTTCAGCGCAGTATACACGCCGGGCTTAACAAATCCATCCGGCAACGGTGTCCCGGACGGGTTCGGTTCCGTTTCGGATTGTTCGCCGCTGTCAAGTTCACGGGCGACGCGTATCTTAATAAGATACCGGCCGAGCGCGTCCGATACTTCATGGACGCGGTCGGCTTCGTATACGTTCCCGTTGTTCTGGACTTCTGCAAATAGTTTTACAATCATTGCATACACCTTTTTCGGGTTACTTGACTTTTGCGGTGAGGAACGCGTCAACTTGTGTAAGAATCGGCAGCGGTGCGCTCTGTACCATCAAATACCGCGCGGACGGGTCCTGTTCGGTCCATGATTTTGGAAAACGCTTGACCGCACCGGTTACGTCAAGGTCGCGGATCGCGCCGTACTTGCGGTCCGTACGAGCAACACGTGAACCGAGTATAAGACGGTCAACATCCATCATCGACCGTTCCTCTTCTGCATCCTCGTCGTAATACCATTCTTCGTATGTCCACAAGTCTACATTAACATCCCGCAACCGACCAACGTACGTAACACCGCCCGGCAACTGCTGTGGCTGAATTTCGCCAATGTCAATACGCCGGGTATCGAACAGTGACTTTGCCCCACCACTGGTTCCGACAACTTCCTCACACTGGAGAAAATTATCATACACGCTGGTGTGCATCACACAATCAGTTGGCGGCAAACCGCTGGATTGACGAACGCGACGCGCCCATGTTTTCAAATTCTGAATAGGTGTTGCATTAGTGTGATCATCCCATGTGTCGGTACCAGTAAGTACGATTTTATGCGAAGAGTCCATGAGAAAATCCACCTCGTCGTCAACACCATAACCGATAACAGGGATTTTCCCCGTCTGCAGCGCCTGTGCGGCCATCCACTCTTCACGACGAGTGATACAGTCGTTAAGATACGCAAGGTCTTTTGCCAGCTGTGCCGCGGCACGCTGGGTCTGGTTAATCTCCGAACCGTATATGGTTTCGCCCGGTTGACGATGTAGAATGTCGTCAACGTTAATCACCATTTTGGGCTTGACATACGCGGGCTTGTACGTGTTGGTCGTATACCCCTCACGCTCCATCATTACGCCCTGATTGCGCGGATTGACAAAGGGAGCAAGTTTTCTCTTTCCCTTAATAATGTCAATATCCACATATTCAGTGGTAGATACGTCTTCATTCTTGTCAAAAAATGTTGACAAGAAAAACGTTTGCGCAGGCTTCATCTGTTCAAGCATACGCAGTAGTGTACGTCTTTTGTACGGATCAATAGCCATGTTTTACTCCTTATGATTCGATTGACGGTTTCAAGTAAATTCCGGTATTCTCGAACAGTTCCCGCACGTCCTCGAGTACGGTACCGCTTGCAAAGGTCAAGTTATTTTCAACAACTTCGCCGGCAACAAGTGCTACGCCCGGTTTAGCGCCGGTCGATGCATCCACATCTTCAAGCAGAACCCCATACGGTACGCTGCTGCCGTTCGTTGCGGTTTTGTCACATGCAACACATTCACGCGGATGAATTGATACGGCAATAGTGAACGTATCGCCGACGGCAAAATCAGTTCCACCATCGGTGATTGTGAATGCAATTTGTCGGGATTCGTAGTCGGTGGAAACGCCGGCACCGGCGGTCATCACAACGTCCGGCAGGCTGTTACCGTCCGGGTCAGTCACGGAAAACGTACCGCCGTTTGTCGCGGCTGCCGTGCATTCCAGCGTATACGTCCCTTTTTTCAAGTAACGACGGCCATATACACTGGTTACCGTTCCGTTTCCAGTATTGCCACCACCGGCGGTCCCGGTATTCGGTACGCCTTCGGTGACAGCGATTGTGAATTCATCGTCCACCGCAAAATCAGTTCCACCATCAGTGATTGTGAAATTAATTTCGCTTGACAAAAACGTTTCGCTGTTACCTGCGCCCGCTGGAGCAATCTGAACGGTACCGACATAACCAGCCGGGCCGATCACTTCGAATATACCACCGTTCGTAACGGCTTCGACGCACTTAATCGTGTACGTTCCTTCTTTTGTATTCGGTCCGCCGGTTACGCTGGTTACCGTTCCATTTCCGGTATTACCAGTATCCGCGGTACCGGTAGTAGGCACAGATACTTTCACACGACCGAGTACAGTACCCTTTGTCAAGTCCGCGCCGTTCTGAATAAGCACGTCTTGCGTGACAATGTTTGCATGTCCCGCAATAATTTCATTATACTCGTACGTATCAAGTAATGACATAGCATGTCCTTTTTTGAAGTATTGACAAATACAATTAATTTACTTTTTTATTGCTTCCGTTCCAGCTTTCACGAACGCATCCTCTTCGGATTCACTATTATCATCCGGAGTGCTTCCTACCCCTTTCGTTTCCTGTTTTAACTTTGCCGTTTCCTGATCCCGCTGCTGTCGCAATTTTTCAGCAGTTTCTTTCTGTTCTTTCAGCACAAATAGCGCAACGCTTTCAGCGGTTTGCGACGAATCAAATTTCAGTTCTCGAATTGATTCGGCATGTTCTACAGGCACGTTCTCTTCAATACTTTTGATACGTGCGTTTTCGTCTTTCACACCCTGCGTATATATAGCATTGCATACGTCTGGGTGTTCTGCCTTCAGTGTTTCAATGTCCATAACGTCCCCTTGTGTTTTTGGTGGTGGTACATTGGTTTTACTTGTCAATTGATTATCGATAATTATGTCCAGCGTTCCTGTCTTATCTGCCATGCCACGATCTACCGCATCTGAACCGACAAAAACGTCACCGCCGCCATATTCTTTCTTTACGGTTTCCGCATCAATCGCGCGTCCACGGGCGATTGATTCATGAAAAACCGTTTCTATTTTGTCAAGTCTTGCACGTACTTTTGCAATACCCTCTTGTGTATGCATGTCAAGTCTTTTATACGGTGCATTACTTGACACAATCTCGTATTCTTCGATCCCGGCTTTTTCATTCTTTTTCGTTTCATCCCGATACATTGCCACAACGCCAATACTGCCAACTTGTGCAGTATTTGAAATAACAATTTCATCCGCTTGCGCCGCAAGCCAATATCCACCACTTGCCGCATATCCCGCCACATACGCGGTTATCGGCTTATCCCCACGAGATTCATATATCTGTTGCGCGAATTCATCAATCCCGGTAACGTCACCGCCGGGCGTGTCTAAATATAATACAATATGTTCAATCTGGTCGCTTTCTATCGCCACCCGAAAATCTTTAGCCAGCGTCTGTACTGACGTAGCGCCTGACAACGTCATTAAATTTGCTCTGGGAAAAAGCGGGCCGATCGCTGGGATAATAGCTATTCCGTTCCTGTTTCGTGTTTTTCTCGCACCGTCAAGTAATGGCGCATCTTCCGTTTCCAGCGCATCAAAATTAATATTTCCCGAACTGTCAACATAATTTTTCCACATGTCCGTACCATGCATTGTCTTTGCAAGTTCGACCGGATCAAAATTTCGCGCATTAACTTGTACAATCTGTTCAAGCGCGTCCGGGGTAATTGCCCATACTGTATTGCTAATCGTTGACAATATATTATTCATTCGTTACGCTCCCTTTTTGATTGCCGCCACATTGATTGGCATACGGCGTACGCTTGTTCGCGTTTATTCTCTTTTTTGTCAAGTTCTCTATATACGAACGGTATACACCGATTCATAAATTCACTTTTCGTTTCTTTGGGCTTCGGCGGTTTGGGCATTTGTTCTGCCTTTGTTCTTACTGTATATCTCTAATCCTTTGTCAAGTATCAATTCATTCTCACTTGCTTTCCGCGACAACGCCGCCTCCCAATCTCCAGTATCGTGAATTGCTGCGTATTCCTCTTCGTTCGTCGATATATTTCCTTCAACACGCATAAGTGCAGCTTCCGTCTCTTCCACCGGCCGCAGCATTCCTTGTCCCATCCCGGACCAGTACGTGCCTGCCCACGCTTGTGCCATTTCCGGGCTGTCGAAAAATCCCGGCGCTTGTATACGCCCGTCCAATATTGCATCAGCCAGCCATTCGTAATATACTACCTGATTCACCTGATCGTTAAGACGCTCCCTGTGCGTTCTGTACGCTTTTCCGGCTTCGAGTATCGCACCACGGCTTGCACTGTACGACGATGAAAAATGCTGCAAAAGTATTTCGTACGGTATCTCAGTTTCCGCGCCGATTTGCTCAACGATTGCGTGGTAAAATTCGGTATAGTTTTT